CCGGACGATGCCGGGGAGCGCGGTGTGACCGAACGGGTCACCAACGACGTGCCGGTCGTCTGGAGCCGACAGTCCGCCGCGAACGCGGCCGAGCAGCCAACAAAACTGGGGCTGCGCGCGTTTTGGTGCGACTAAAACGTGCACGACGTCGCGCGCCGGCCGCCCGCGGCGGCCGGGCGACGTCAACCATAATGGCAGGAGCCTGAGGGTTGCGCGCGGGGTAGCGTATCGCACCAGCCACCCGCGCTGCGCCCTCGATGGCGCCGCCAACCGTGCGTACGGCACGAATTGTGGTATCAATTATACCAGAAGCCTCCTGCGCAGCCTTACCCAAAGACTGCCACCAGGTAATGGGCTTAGGCGTATGCAGTCGGTGCGTACTAGCTAGCACCGGGTCCGCGCCACTGGTGTAAATTATGTTCCACTCGATAGTTATGGACAACCAGAAAGCGCCTTGCGCGGTACCCGAAGATCCGGGTACAAACAAAACAACAGGAGCGAACATGTCGCTCACCAAATCTTGGTACGCTACGTCATATGAAGGATACTTGAACTTCAAAGCGTCCACGTAATCCAACATAGTACTGACGCATTCCACCGGTCTCTCCATAAGACTGTACATAGACTTGGAGACAAGCTCCGGCCGCGTGTTCAAAAATGCGGCCAGTGCAGACTCAGTGGTAAATTGCGCGTAATCGATTGGCTCTTTCAGCGTACCAAACTTTGCCATACCGTACGGAACTACCCCCCCCGTGGTACCGGTGCAAGAAAGCGACACACTAAGCCGCGAAATGCGTGCACGCGAAAATGTCGTCGGCAAAACTGACGACAAAGTGGGGGTAAAGGAAGGTATGGCGGTGCCTGCCACCGCGCACCGTCTGGCAATGCTAGAACTAATTATAGTATCATTACCCGCAGGTCCGATCAAAACGATGTTATCGTTCGTCCCGGCCGTACCATTCAGCTCGATCCGTTCCTTCAATACGCTGTAAGGCGTGGAGGCATTCTCCGGATGCGTAAAATGGTGCGGGTGAAGCTGGGGATGCAGAGCGTGGTGGTAAGGCGCCATGATAAGCAATGCCGCACAAAACTACAAAACTGCACAAACAAATTCCAAACTGACGAGGCTCGTCCTCGCCCAGATGGCCGTAACCATTTCGTCACCTATTTATATAGCGCCATGACTCATCAGTTGGCTGCGCTGTTTTCGCCGTAGGAAGCCCAGCAGCGCTTGGCTAAAGCGCGGGGCATGCAAGACACGACGTCATTGGCGTCAGTGTCCCAACGGACCGTACCTACGAAACCGGCCCATTTCGCGTGCTCCTCGGCCGACACCTCGGCCTCGAGGGAAGTGGACATAAGCAAGCGCTCATTGTGAGCCAAGCAGTTCTCCATACCCTCGTCATACATATCTCTGAGCTTTCCAAGAGAGACACTCTTCTCTCCGTAACGATGCAAGCATTCGGGCGCGTCGTACTCAATTGTGCGCGCTCCGGCCTGCTCCACATGGTCTTCTGCCAAATTGGCAAAGTATGTGGCTACGGACGGCAAGCTCCTAGAAAAACTTACCGCTTTCGACATGCATGCCGCGGCGGCGACAGCGTGCTCCTGTCGATTGGTGGCCGACACCCCGCTACAAATCATATTGCGCGCCAAATCGGGGCAATGATGGTGTCTAGTGGGCATGGAGCCAGCCACCAAACAAAAATGCTCACCTACGAATTCAGCCCGGGCAGGATGTTGATCCGTGCCGTAAACGAATTTGAGCTTCGCCTCCAGGCCCAGAGAACGGTAATTCGCCTCAATCTCGGCCTGGTGCGCGGCCAGCCAACGGGAAACTTTGCCAACTAAATCGTCACCTTCAACCTTGAAGCGTGCCCTGGCTTTGCGGCCTTTCCCGTTCTTGCCCACCTCAAACACTGTCTCGTGCAGTTCGGACAACTGGCCGAAGCGCTTGCCACGCATGTCCTCCATCACTGCGTCAGGGTACTTAAAAATGCAAGCCAAAGTGTTACCCATCTCGTTTCCCCCGTTCCAAGACGACGTGCTGCGACCCCCTGATGACCGCACCATGTGATCAATGGCTATGGTCCAGAAGTTGGGGTCGCGTTCGGCGTGTTTCTTCCGTTTGCTCTTGAGACGCACCGGTTTGTAGAACTCGTTCATCAAAGTCTTGAAGCGCACTCCTGTCGCGTTGACGCAACTGGACAACCTCTTGTATATGTGCGTCAAGATCTGGTGCTCCCAATCGAGCAGCCCTTCCCCCTTGGCATTGAGCGTCTGGTGGTACTCATACTTCGTTTGGTCACATTCAATCGCGACCGAGCCTTCGGGGAATGGGTCCCTAAACATCTCGCACACTTCCTCGATGGCGACTGACCGCGGGACTCCTTTTATGCTGGTGTGCTTAAAGTTGCGCTCGGCGTAAAAGATGTGTTCGTAAACGCTCACCGCCATTGCATTAATCACCAGTCTCTCGTGGCCCTCATCCTGGACGATGCGCGGGTGCTTCTCGGGCTTCGCGGTCACCTCGCGTTTGACCATCGCAGTGCGCTCTGGGGCCCGATAATCTGCGCCGAGGACGATTTCAACGAATCTGTCCACATTGTCGGGCGACAATTTCTTCGACGCGAATTCGCGAAACTCGCCCATTTCGCCGACCGCCTCTTGTATCGCGTCCGCCGTGAAGATCTTCCTCTTTAGATACTGCACGTACCTCTTGCGGCGCTGTCGCATCTCTGGCGACGGGTCGTAAGTGATGTCTGGCGGGGTGAGCATACGGTTCTTCGCCGCGTCGGCGCGGTTGAGCGCGGGCTTGCTAGCATATAAGGTAGGGTTCCCAACCAATGGACCAACCTTCATGCCTGTCTCCTCCTCATTGCTCACGACGTTCTCGATCTGTGGCCCGGCAATCTTGGCCCTCGACATACGCTCAGTCTCCCGCATAGGCACAAATGGCTCGGTTCTGCCCAAAGGCGCCATGCCCTGATGGTCGAGGGACGTTACCTCCCGCGACGCCACGTGGCCTGTTTCGCGGCACAGCGCTTCAGCCAAACTAATCGGAGACGCAATCTTGGTGTGTGGGTAAGAGGGCCCACTCTGGGCAACGGAGTCAGGACTGGAGGGTGGCGGGCCGGGCCACACCACAGTGCGGTCGCACTTACGGCACCAATGCAAGTAGTTGTTGATGCTCACCTCGAACGGTTTACGAGCATGCCGGTGCATATACTCGCGCTTGCAATAAATGCAAACGTGGGAATGCCAATAAGGCTGCCCATCGTCGGGAATACCCTCATGCGAATGCCGCAAGCGACGCTCAGATAAGTCAAGACCGCTAACGTCCTCGTTAAATGGCTCGACAGGCGGCGAGGCGAGATGTGGATCCAAAGCGGCGGGCGAGCGCGGTGTCAAATCCAAACCGCCATGCGGCGCGTCGGAATCGTCCTCAGAATTGCGCCTCGTAATGCCCGTTAACGGCACGTCCGACTCACGCGGGCTCAATAACGTACTGGGCGTGCTAATCTCGTCTGGTAACGGCGCACGGAGCCGTTCTACAGGAATGATTTCGGACGCCCAAGTCATGAACTCGCCGTGCGGTACGCGCGTCACTGCCGGTCGGTCGACCGGGCGGACCAGTACCCGGAGCAGTGGATGTGCCCACACCCTAACCGGAGCACGCCAACCCACCACCCTCCACCGTATTTCGCGCCGCTTACGTGCTCGCTGCATGTCTACCACTGCGTAAGCGCCCATCAGCGAAAGAACGCGCTTTCTCTCGGTCATGTTAGCCGTGCCACTGTCCTCCAAGAAGTTCAAATAGGAGAGCAAGGCGTTACGCTTCTGGGTCGCGTGTTTTGTCCGCATAAGTTGGGATACGTACGCACCTTCATGGTGGGTCAAGACCCAGCGCATCGTGGTAGTTCTCACCGCGCCTCTGCTGAGCGAGCACTTCTCGCACTCTAAAGGAACGTTGACGTACCACCAATAATGAGGCTTATCATGCGTGGCCTTCTCCACATCGTCGTGAGTAAGGTTTTGGAGGCACGCTATGCTGGGGTTGCACTTGGCGCAATAGCGGAAATTAGTACTTGCCTCGTCAAGCAAATTGCTGACTGGACCGCCGGCTAAAGGGTCGGTACGCAGCGATCCCTCAAGCGCATTGTACTGCCGGAAGGTGTCCTCGTTCCTCGGCAAGCCGTGGGCGTCGCACGCAGCCCAATAGCGCGACAAGGGACCATCCGAACCAAGTGACACCGTAGTTGCGGCGGTCGCCCATACCGCGCACACACCGACCGCCACCGGGGGTGCGAGCAGCCCGACAGCTAGGGCCGGCGTCGCAACTAACGCGCTAAGCGCGGTCCAACAAGGCAAGGAGTGCAAAAACATGCAAAGCGGACCGTACGGATCAACCCAATCAGGGGACCCGACAGGCGGCGTATAGTCTTGCAAGCGCAGTAATTCATTGTTAGAGTGCCCGAACATTCTCTCTGCGTAGCCGGCGGCTAAGTCATCTACGAGGGCATTTTCGGGTGTCCCACGCAGACTTCCCTCCCTCTCATCTGCCGAAGCTGGACGAGCCATGATTGGACGGGAGACACAGACCAGGTCAAATCCGCGTGATGGGAGTTAACGTCCCCGTCAGACGCCTTGCGCTACCCGCAAGGTGGCTAATGGGCAAGGCCCTCCTTGCCGTGTCCTTGCCCGACACGGCGAAGGAATCGTCGCTACCGAAGCGTCTGGGTAAGTCAGCATCGGCCCAAGGTTGTTCTGGTGTCGCCCGCGCGGTACTACCTCTACCTCCCGCCGGACCTTCTGACTCGCTTGCGCTAGGAGCGTCCGTAGACGCCGAATTCCCG